AACCACAGCATGGCGGCATAGTCATCGGTAAGAATCGCACCTCCCTTGCCTAGCTTTAAGTGCTTGTACGGTCCTGTGAAGGACACGCACATGTGCGAGCCTTTGACATACATGTTGGAGGTAAACGAAAGTGCAGCATCCCAAACGCACGTCGGTGCTAATTGATACGCGCCCTTAATCGTTCTTCCTTCAACCGGATAAAAGTCAACCTTCGCACCGGCATGAATCACTTCGCAAGGCACGCCTGGGTAAGTTCTCGCTGGTAACCTAATCGTCGTTCCCGCCACGCGCTCATAGGTAAGCGCTAAGAACAAAGCGTTGCAGCAGTTATCGACCGCCACACAATATGGTGCGCCTGTGTACTCAGCAACCTTTTCTTCAAACGCTTCCGTGATTTTGTAAACGCCATCTGCCATGTCATCCCCTTGAGAGTCAAAAAATCCCGGCCTAAAAAGACCGGGTTTTGTGAATAAGTGATTACTTAAAACTCTTCACCTTTTGCAGGCGCAGGTGCCACCGGTTCCGGCGCAGCAACAGGCGCACTGCCCGCATCATCCGCTGGCCTTGGCGCCCAACCGGTGATGTTCCACTTGGGCTTGCGCGTGTTGCCTTTGCCAACCTTCATGGCCTCGGCGCCTTGGTACTCAATGATCGGCAGTTTGCCAGCGTTCGCGTTGCGATCCTTGGCGGCTGCCGTGTAAAGCGCTTCCAACCCCATGTTTGGCCCTGCGCCATTCGATGACCATTCAACCCAACCCATTTCGCGGCTAAAGAAACGCACCACGAATCCGCGTTTGTGCGCATCGCTTGGCTTTGGGCCTTGCCTGCCTAACTCTTGATCGGGTTGCCAATCACGCACACCGGCTTCAAGTAACAGCCAACCCGTTTGCACGTTATCAATGTCAAACAACATTTTTTTTAATTGGATTTCCTGCCCCGTCTTGTCGCTCCACATATTCATGGACGGCGAAAAACGAATGTAGGGAAGTCCTGATCCACCACCTGTAAGTCCTAGCATGTCAAAGTTTCCTATTTCAAAGTGAGGTCAAATTTGGCGCTGGTTTGCGCCCAAGTGTTAAACCACTTGATTCAGCGGTGACCTTATCCGCGAATTCCTGATAAAGATTTGGGTATTTCTTTTCTAACTGCGCTGGCGTGATCGGTATTGTTTTCACGGCACCTTTGTGCGCACTCAGCAATCCCGCCATCAACTCATCGTTTTGCCATTTGCGCGTTGCGCGTTTCGGTATAAGCGTCCAATCATTGAGTTGGCGTCCATCCTCCAATGCTTTCGTGATGCGCTCTTTGATCGCTTCAATCGTATGTGCCGCATCATCCGCCATGTTCATCATGGCGTTCAATTCATCTTCCGTAGCTTCATCAACTTGCTTTTGCGTGACACCAGCAAACGATTCGACGCGTGCAATCTTGGCAGGACACTTTGACCTGGCCGGGCACCAACGGCAATGCTCACCTTCATGTGTTGGCGGAAATGGCGCCAGCGTGTCACGCAACGCCGGTTCAAACACATTGGCGGACCAATCAATGAGTTCGGCTTTTGTCATAAACGCCAGACTGATCTGCGGTTCCTGCGTTGGCTGAATGATCGCAAGCGTAATATTCTTCACGCTTGCCGGCGCCTTTTGCAGTGCGCCTAACGCGTAAATCTTAAGTTGCGGACCCTCAACATCCACCTTGATGCGTCCTGTCTTAAGGTCTGCCACCACCAAATCAACAGAGTTAAAGCAAACAAGATCGGCAGTGCCATACACATCAGCGCCAGCGTAATTAGGAATGCGAAGGCGCTCTTCGATAAGACAAGAAGTTTCCATGCGCTTTTCCAGTTCGCCCGCAAAGTCCGTATAGACCTCGGCCCAAGACGCCATTTCTTCAGTAATCTCGACACCTTCAAATTCCTTTCCAACAAACGTATGCGGTGCTGATCCTGTCAGCATCACTGTTTCCGCCAATGCGTGTACCGCTGTTCCAATCTTTGCAGCGTCTCCTGCTTCGCGTGGCGGCACGCCTCGTGAGAGTTTGATTGATGCTGGACACGCTATCCATCGCTCGGCGGCTGATGGTGACCATTCTGAATGCTGACTCATGACTTTTTCCTCTTGTGCTTTAGTTTAAGTTTTTTACGTTTTAGCTTGCGCTCTTCGTGATGCAAGATGCGATGGCAGTTTGAACAGACAGCAATGCATTTTTTAATTTCCTCAAATGCTTTTCTGAAAGACCCTGCCGTAATAAGCGCATTGATGTTTCGCTTTGGCGGCGTTCGATCAACGTGGTGAAAGTCAATGACCGCTTCGTGCTGTATGCCGCACCGCTCGCAATAAAGTGATGCTTTGAATGCTCGCCACTTTGCACGCAACACGCGTTTTGACTCAACACTTTTCTTAATGGTTTTTTCGCGGTTTTGCTCGTAATAACGCTTGGCGTAAATCTTTTGCTTCGCAGCCTTAGTCTTCGGGTCTTTGTACGGCAAGCGATTTTCTCCAGTACAAAGTGTTGGGCAACCCCCAAGGATCGTCCGGGTCGAACATCCTGAAGCCTGTGGCAATTAGCGCATTGGCGGACGCCACATTGTCCGTTGTATCCGTAATTGCTTGCGTCATACCCAAGTCCTTGGCGAACTTCAAGCGCTCTCGGATCAACTTCTTTTGCAGCCCCCGGCCACGAAACGCTTCCAGCGTACCGGCCCTCGCAAGGTATACAGCTTCCGGTATTTTGCTTGATTGCAGCATGGCAGCAAATCCCGCCAACCGTCCATCGCAATAGGCAATCCACCACCAACCGTTTTTCGGACTTAGTACCGTGTCCAATGGCAAGCACTCTTTCTGAAGAAATCGTATGGCTTGCTCGGTAGTATGTGACATTTCTGTCGCCCGCTTGATCCGAAACATGAAGCATCCTCGTGAACCCCATGATTATGCTATAAGTTTTGTGTCGAATCAACGAAACGCTCAAGCACCCAAGTGCGCATCCATAAGGGGCGCATGGTTTGCTTCGCATGTCGCTCTTCAAGCCATGTCGTTGTCCTCGTTACGCCGCCTGGTGCAACCCAGTGATAGGGTTTGATGTAATGCGGCACATAGGGCATACCCTCCAACATGTATACGGGCATGGGATGCAATTCTGCTTTCTTATCGGTGTTGTTGATGTTCATGCTTTCCATTTATCCAAGTAACGTTGCGCTGATTCTTTCCACGTCGGACCCATCAAGCCTTGACTATGATGGATGGCGGAAATCGATGACACATAAATTGATAAGCCTTTCTGTGTAAATTGGCGGCACAGGTCCATGTCGTAATGATGGAAGGTGAATTGCTCATCAAACCTTATATCGTTGTCATGGAAGGTTTTTGAGTAAGCCGCCATAAACAAGCCATCAATCAATTTCACTTCACGGTTTGGCGATGCAAACACATCCCAACTCGTTAAATACTCACCGTTGCCACGCGCTACGCAACCGGCCCATGATTGGCGATCCGATAGCGTGCCTTCCATGTCAGTGATCGCCCATGATGTTTGGCCTGGCGATGGATGAGCGTTCCCGGCAAGACCTATCAGGTGATGATCATCGAGTGACGCGCCTAAGCGCATGTACCAGTACCAATCGACAATCTCAACGTCATCGTGCATAAACACGAGTAACGCCGGATCGTTCTTGGCGGCTTCAATCGCTTCGTTATAGCGTTGGCACAACCCTGCTGTGTTGTTCGTGAATAGTTGCGCTTCAATAAACGACAGATGCGAAAAGCGTTGAATCGTTACGCCTAACGGCGTTCCTGCAAAGTCCTTCCTGTTATGGCGAGTACACGCCACGATTCGTATCGGAATCATTCAATACCCCATTGTTCTAAATAGTGCGGTCTGTGTGATTTCAACCACGGCAATGACTGTTGTAAATTCGATTGCATATCAACACCAATCGTCATTGATCCAACGTGGTGTATGTAACTGCGGCTGATCCAATGACTAAAGCCTAGTGCCACCAAGTCAGCGCACATCACATCATCGCTAAACCAATTCAGTGGCGGAAACGGTGCTTGCTCATATGCTAGACGCGGCAGCCATGCAAACAAAGGCGATACCACTTTATTCTTCTTTACCGCGCCCTCGCCCTTCCAACGCATACCAACAAACTGGTCCCTGTCATCTCTAGGCACACGAATGTTTTGCGAAGGGCGCACATAATCGGATCGCGCTGCAACCAATCCCAACTTAGCGCCACACAATTTCTTTAACGCTTCAACATCTTCTAGCAATAAGCGTAATGAGTAAGGCGCAAGCACAATGTCATCGTTGGCAATGATCACGCCATCGTCATCCTTAGCCATGAAACGTTCAATCGCCTGGTTGTAATCATCGCCAAACGTTGGCCCTTTTCCGTTCTCAATGCAAAGGTCAACCTCTGGCGCGTAAGCGTCAACGCTTGCCGCCAAAACGTGTAACGATCCTTTATCAGGCTTGATCGTTGACACGATCATTTTTATGCCCATTCGCCAATCCTTTTTAGGCACTCAAGTGCGCGGCGACGAACAACAGAATCGTTAAAGCGTCCATAGCTTTCTAAACCTTTGAGCGTTTCAACACAGTCCGCCAAATTCTCTAGCGCAATGTTCAAACGCTTTTCGAGTTCGCCAACTTCCACGTTAGCTTTTGGCGTTCGACCCTTTTTCGGTGCTATTGCCTCGAAACCAAACGTATCGTCCGCCTGATGCTCTGAGTGGGCAATCTCTGCCTTGGTTACAGTTCCCGTTGCAGCAATCGTTATTTTTTGTTCCATTGCGATCCCTTTCAGGTTGGCGGGACAATGCCCGCCATAAAGCGTTAAGTGAAAAGTTTTTAACAAAAGGCATCTTCATCGCTGTAACAAGTAGCGTGCAATCTGTCCAAGCATTAAGACGCCGCCCAAGTAAAGCGAACCTAACAACAGTAACTTCGCCTGCCTGTCTCGTATGGCGTAAGCCGGCACGCGCTTGAACGTAAAGACCGACTGAATCCACAATTGATCATCCGCCAAATAGTTTGGCTTTGGCGGCTCATAGGCTGATCCAATCTTTGGTCGATCAACGACAACCACGGTTTCACCATCGCGCTGGATCAGCATCACATGATCCTTTGCAAAACGTTGTAAGCATGGCTGCGAACCTGATCAGACACTTGACCGCCAAGGCGTTCAACGTCGGTTAGTTCGCCAATAAACTGCCTCGCTGTTCTCAACTTGCGATCTGAATCGGCTGCGATTTGGCGGGTATACGCCAACAATTCTTTCAAGTTTTCTACTTCCTGTGTTTTCATAGTGACTCCTATTGCATCGAACCATACAAAGCGATCAAGGCAGCGTCAGCCCGTCCGTTGTCCTTGACGCGGCTAAACGCTGAACTCATTTCTGGAAACATTTGCATCGCCAAGGCGCGTGCGCCTTCCTTGCCGCCTGTCAACCGCACAGCGCGTTGCCATGTCATTGGCGGCACAAAGTGATAGCGAATCTTGAGGCTCGCCAATACGCCTTCCACGTTACCGAGCGAGCGTCCAAAGTTAAACATGGACGTTACGCCCTGACCTGGCATGGCGGACACTTGCTCAATAAAGCATTCGCACTCATAGTCAATCAAGAATGCCGCCAACTCCGTATGGAGTTCGTGCGGCGCAACAAAGCGTTTTACTGACTTGCCAACCTTACGTTCAACCGTTGGCATGTCAAACACGCTCACAAGTTTTTGACCTTGAACGGCTGCAATGGCGCCGCTCAACCCTGGATCAATACCGAGAATGATTTTCATGGTTTGCAATCATGCACCATGTTTACGAAATGGTTAGACCATTTCAGACGAGCGGTCAAAAAAAAGCCGCCATCGGTAGGCGGCAAACACTCTCAGGGGGAGAATGACAACACAGGAGGAGTCCAGATTGTAGTTTACCTTCGATATTCCTCGGTGAGAAGACCCCCCATCACAGGGAACGGCGCAACTTGAAATGGGCCTACCTGGAACGGACCGGACATGCGCTGTGCAAGCATCCTTCGCTGCCTCTCGCGCTCAAGCGCAGCGGCAGGCGATACCACACCGCCTTGCACCGCAGCTTGTGTCGCTTCCACATTGGCGGCGGTTTGCATACGCTGTGAAATGTTTTGCGCCATCGGGCCAACCAATGGCACATTGCCGCCAACACCACGCGTAACGATATTCATAAGTGTTGGCGCTGTGCCTGATCGATTGATAAGTGGCACGCCGCCCGTTGCTGGCTCGCCAAATGCTGCGGTTGATGCGCGGCCAATACGTTTTAGCTGATCAACCTCTTCCTTGTTGAACAACACTTCAAGCTTTGGCTGAATGCGTTTCAGCGCCGCATTAAATCCTGCCTGGCTGAATGCGCCTGATGTTCCAACGGCACTGTCAATCAACCATTGCACCGTTTGCGCTCTAACGTCATCCCATGCCGCCTTGGCTTGATCGAGCACTGCTTGATCAATCTTTGCACCGCGTGGCTTAGTAAGCGTATCGCGTAGCGCAATTACGTCTTTTGTTTGCCCGCCAATGATAAAGCGCTGGAAAAACTGATCTTGATTGGCCTGACCGGCAACGATTGGCTTGAACGGGTCAAATTCTTTTGCCCTGGCGGCTGACAGGTTAATGCCTTCGCGGAACTTTTGAACGGCTTGGTTTGCCTCCAACCCTTGCGTGGCTTCGGCCAAGTAAGCGTCGAGTTGTCGCTTAATGTCACCCATTGCTTTGGCGGAACCTGGATTTTCCCCAGCTCGTTGCGTAAGCAACTGACGAAATTTGATCGCCTCTTCAATGCTAAATGGGCGCCCAGCTTCACCGCCAATCGCAAACTGATCAATTCTCTTTTTGACGGGCGCAGGAATAACGTCTTCAAAGTCATCAAGCGTTGCTTGAATGCGCTGGCGAAAATCGCCAAAAGGTATTTGATCTTTTGCGCCAGGCAATCCACGCGCTGCGTTGTAAGCCGCATCAATATCAGCACCCAACGCGCCGAAAATACCACTTCGATCTTGGCGCTGACCAATAGCACCTGTTACCGCTTCGCCCGTTGCCAATGGCGTTGGTTGCGCCTGGCCGCGTATTGCTTCAAGCCGTTCGCGCAACAGACGCGGTTGCTGCGTGAAAATATCAAGCAATGGCTGGCCCGATTGTTCGATGGCGGCTAAGTTGCGCTCCATTGCAAACTGTCTTGGGTCACGCGTTACTTGCCCTGCTGTGTAAGGCATACCAAGCTTTTCAAAATCCTCGCGGCGCATCAGCGATGCCGGATCAAGATTTCCTGTGGCGCGTAACTGTTGCTTTGCACCTTCAGCCAATCGCGCTTGCGCGGTTGCCGTAAGTTGCGAAATATCAGCTTGCGGGTCAAGCGATTTGATGTAATTGTTGATTTCAACACGCACTTGCGCCGGTGGCATCGTAACCGCCTGGCGGGCCATGCCACTCACTACATCTCTTGTTCCTAATGCAAGACGCGTTGCGCCTTTCGCTACTTCAGGCGCCACCACACCGGCAACGGCGCCGGTTGCCGCTTGCGCAAGTTTGGCTTCAGGTGTTCCTGCTTCGCTGTACATCGCGGCGGCTGGCAAGGCGCCCTGCGCCGCTCGCGCAGTCATGCCCGCAAGTGTCAACTCGCGGCCACCAGGTATAAGCATGGCGGGCGCAGTTGCCACGACATTGCCAACCATGCGCGGAATATCTGCCGCCGGTCCTGCATCGGTACGCATACCACGCTCGCCGTAAATGCTAGGCGGCTGCGCAGTGCCAATTGCAGCCTCGTATAACGCCAAATCTCTATTGACCTTTTGCGTGTACTTTGCGGCCTCATCTGGATCGGTCGCCATCAAGTACAACTGTTTAATACCCTGCCCAACGTCAAGAAACCCTCGAATCGTTCGCTCGCCAATGGTTGGTGATGGCGGGCGTTCCATGCGTGGTGCTTCAACAGGTATCAAACGCACTTCGCGCTTTTCTTCTTCATCCTCAACGGGTATGAGTCTGGCTTCAGCCATGATTTATTCCTCTACGCGGTAACGTTTGCCGTTAACAGTGACATAGTAATTGCCATCAGTTCCCTGTGTGGCGGTCATTGACTTTCCTTGCACTGTGACCTGTTTGGAGTATGGTTTCGGTTCATTGATTTGATACAGCGGCGCAAATTGTGACATTCCTGGCGTTGCAAGGATGGTTTGAGCCGCATTGCGACCCTTTTTAATTGCCTCACGGTCAACACGATCAGAAAGATCAAGTGCCTGGCGAAGTGCCGCCTCGCCAATCGAAATATCAGCGTTAGATACTTTTGTAAGCAACAAAATATCCGAATCAGACAACACACCTTTCATCTTTGATGCGTTGTTCAGCGTGCGTTGAGCCAGTTGCGGAATCAGTGTGGCGGTGTTTGCAATCCTTGGATCATTTTGGTTAAAGCCAAGTGCTTGTGCGGCTTGACCTAGCTTAAGCCTTCCTTCAGCACCAAAACCAGTAATTACGCCTTGATCAATCAACGCCCTAACGCGATTGCTATTTTCAATTTGGCTTGCTGCTGATTGCCCTTGCTCAACTTGTAATTGAGCCTGCCCGGCGGCACCTTTTGCCACTTCTTTGGCAAAGGTTTCGCCCGTCGAAACACTAATGTTTGTTTGCGGTTTTCCTGCTTGAGCAAGTAGTGTTTTCATCCTAAGTACGGCTTGACCGGCAGGAGAATCAAGATAATTTGGATTAGCCATGATCTCTTGCTCAAAACTCAATTGCTTTTTTTCTTCTGGCTTAAACGGCGCCTCGGCAATCAACCTTCCTGTTGCGCTAACTGCTCTTGATCCTGGAGAAAGCACTGTCGGCTTTTGCACTTCGCTGATGTTTTGAGCAAGTTCCGTCAAAGCCTTGGCTTGTGCCGCTCCACCAGGTTCAAGCGCCAATTCTGAAGCCACGCTTCGCAACAAATCAGCCCTCATTTGTTGGCGGGTATCTTCGGGTATGCGCTGACCAACCATTTGCGCAGCCTGTTGCGTTGGTCCGCCACCACCGGCAAGTGCCATGGACGGCGTTACTTCGGTTGGCAATCCTTGTAAGCGTTGGCGTAACCCGGCCATACGCTGCGACAATTGTTGTTGCTCAAGCAACTTGCGCTGTTGCTCGTTAAGTTGCATCTGAAACAACTGCCTTTGCAACCCCTGCTGCTGCACACTTTGCAAGCCTTCAGCCAGTGTGCCGCCGCGAGCAACCGTTGAGCCTAATTGCGCAAGCGTTAGCAAGCGCTGTCTGCGCCGCTCTTCCTCATCCATAGGCATGGCGGGCAGGCCAGGGTACTGCTGCAAGCGATCAAGTCCAGTGCCAAAGCGATCAATAATGTTTGGCGCGTAACCTTGTGATGCAGCTTCAGGCGAATCAGGCAATTGTTGCCCGCCGTAACTGCCGCTGCCCGTAAAAAAGTCTAGTAGTGACGCCATGCTTATCCCCTTGTCCTGCGATCAAGTTCCTTTACAGCTTCAACTAATAGGCCGGTTACCTTTGGATAATTCACCGCCATCATGCCGTCATCGCGCATAGACACAGCATCAGGCATAACACGGCGAACGTCTTGCGCCATGACGCCGCCCGTTCGCTCGTTATCGCCTTTGTAGTTGTAGTCGTACCCCGTCAATTTGCCAAGTTGCGACAATGGCGAATCCATACGATCAACGTTTTCTTTCATCCGTTTATCAGAAAACAAATAAGCCAGTGACGCCAAAGTGCTAACGCCCTGTCCAAATTGTTGACCTGGTGACATGCGTTGTGTACTGACGTTTTGATTCTCTGCCGGGAATCCGCTTAAACCTTGTGATCTGATGTTCAGTTGTTGCAACGGATAGGCTTGTTGGCGCAAGAAATCTTGATACGCCAAATCGAGCTGCGCCTGCTGTTGCGCTTGCTCTTGTGCGCCAACGCCTTGCAATTGCTGCGCTTGCGTTTGGCGGATAGCTTGTTGCGCCGCACCCAAACCGGCTAATTGCCCTGCTTGCGCCTGGCGAGCCGCAACATCTTGTGATGCGAGTTGCGCCGCTTGACCAAACCCTTGATAAGCCAAGTTGCCAGCCGTTTGGCCTGCTGCCATGAGTGCAGCCTGATTCGTTAACCCTTCAACGATGCCCTGGCGCGATCCGCCAAAGGCGCGTGCGCGGACGGCATTGGCAGCATTTTGCTGTTGCTGCATTTGGCGTTGATTTTCAATATTTTGCACTGCCGTTCCAATGACTTGCTGTTGAAACGGATTGATGAATTGTTGAATATTTCCGGCAATGCTTGTTGGTTGCATTGCCAACGCTGTGGCGTAATCAACGGTTTGCGTTCCTGGTCCATACGCACCGGCCTGCGCTTGTTGTTGCAAACCAAGTTGCATGGCGGCGGTTGGCGCCGCCAATCTTGATCCGGCATAAGGCGTGTATTCTTGCCCTGCAATTTGTTTTGAAAACTCATAGTTTTCAAGCGCTGCCTGTTTGAATGCTGGATCAAGTTCAACGCGTGTTGTTTGACCGCCACCGCTCTTGCTCATAATTTCAACTCCTTGGACATGACAGTCCATTTCTCTTCATAACCTTCGTCCGCCAAAAACGTACGCAGCCAACCACGTCTTCCGGCAAGTGTCACACGATTGCATCCAATGGATAGCGCCCACTTTTCAAGGATCGGGCGCATTCTTGAGAGTTCTTCGAGGTTCCCGCCTGCAAGGAAATAGTGCATCCCTTTGGCTTGTGGGTAACACTGAATCTCGGTGATGACAGCGGATTGTTGACCAGGCCAAAACTGCATTTCATTGGAGTCAACAGCACGCTTTATATCCTCAATGGTATGCGTTCCGCCAGTGTAGTGCAATGCCGCTTCAATAAACGGTCGGCATCGATCCCAATGGCTTAAATCATATGCGTTCATCGAGCCGCCAATAAATTCTGACCTGCCACTAAAGGCAACTCACCTGATAACAAACCTTGCAAGTAAGGCGTTGCGCCACCCTGTTGAACATTTGACAAAATGGCGCCAGTAACTTGTGGCGATAAATTGTTTTGCATAGCCTGTGAACGCAAATCGGCCATGGTGTAACCCTGATCAAGCAACCCTTGAGCGCGTTGCGTCAACTCTTGCATTGATGGCGCACCCGTTGGCATAGCGTAAAAGTTTGGCGGTTGTTGCTGGTTCGCCATTTGAGCGATAGCCGGCGCAAGCAATCCAGCGGTTGGTGTGCCGCCATAAGATGCCGCATAAAAAGCATCCATTTGGTTCTGGATTTGTTGACCTGTCGGACCTTTGATGTTGGTAAGTAAACCTTGCTCAGGCCCATAACCGTATTGCAATTGCGATTGAGGCACAACAGCTCGGCCATACGTCATTGGCGGCAACGCCTGACGCGCTTGATACGCCGCAAAGTCAGGCGTGCTGCGCAAATATGCGGCCAAAGCATCAGTGCTTGTGAATGGCGTTGAACCGCGTTGATAAGCCAAAAAATTAGCCAACTCGGATGAGTTCGGAACGCGTCCAAAAATGCTTTTAAACGTATCAATGGCTTGTTGCTGCGTTATGTTTGTAAGCCCTTGCTGCTGTTGTGTTTGTTGTAACGCCAAATAATCAGGCGTGCCCCTTAAGTAAGCCTCAAACGCACTGCGTGATGCTAGCCTTGGATCGTTTGCCGCTATCGATGCAAAGTTTGCAAGCTGTTGTTGCGTTGGCGCTCTACCAAATAGGCTTTGGAATACAGCGCTTGCGTCAGCAAGTGAAATGTTTGCATTGAGCAAACCTGTTGTAGATTGATCCGTTACGTTTGTCGTTTGGTTGTTTGTGTTGAGCAAACCTGTTGTAGATTGATCCGTTACATTTGTCGTTTGGTTGTTTGTGTCAAGCAAGCCTGTTGTTGCTTGATTGCTTTTTTTTTCTACTGCCGCCTGCGCATAAAGCGCAGTTATATCTGTTTGAGGAACACCTGCTGCTTCTAAGTCAGCCCTTGTCACGCCTTTTGATTCAAACCAAAACCGCTTGTTAGCTGGCGTGTAAGTGCTCCAATCGGCAGGCAATAGAGACAGAATTTGTTGCGTTCTTGGCGACTGCTGTTGCGTAGTTTGCGTTTGTTGCTGCAAGTTTTGCGTTTGTTGCTGCGCAGTTTGCGTTTGTTGCTGTTGCGCGGGCTGCGATTCTAGCCTTATCCCGCCGGTTTCGGCTAAATTGTAAACCGTCCCCCCATATAAATACTTGGCAGCATCAGCCTCTTCTTGCGTGGCGTAATATGAAATGGTAGGCGAGCCTGAAATGCTTGGCACCACCACTGCAAAATTTCTTGTTCCAGACGGACCTACATAAGGGTTGATTTGCGCTAGATTTTCTGACGTTTCACGCTTAATGCCTAACCTGTCAGCAAGTGCTTGGGATGCGGCAAGTTGATCTGATGCACTCGGCCCTTTTTGCGATGCAAACGGGTCTTGCGTCCAGTCGTAAGCCGATCCTAATTTGCCTTGCTGAACATCTGAAAAGTTGATACCTAAGTTTGATCCAACACCAGCGTACAACTCACCTGGCTTGTACTTAAGACCAGCGGCATCAAGCTTTGCGCCAAGACCGCCGATTTGACTCAACCCGATACCAAACTCGCTAGCATTTTTATATAACTCCGGGGCGGTGAAAATACTTGATCGAAGTTTGTAACCCTGTGGGTTGAAATACACAAGCTTTTCAACTTGATTGCCATCAACGGCAACGCCTATGCCAAACCCTGAGTTTGGATCACGCCATACAACAGGTACTTCTTTTTCTGACTGAGCACCTTGCCCTGAAGGTCCGTACCCTTGACGAACATTTTCAAGCCAATCTGTGTATGAGAGTTGATTGCTAGCTGCCATGATTGCCTCACATTGTTGTAGCGCTCAACGCGCCAACATTTGAAACTGATAGGTAGTAACGCGTTCCGTTTGGCGACCGAATAATGATCAGTTCATCCTGACCCATTTCGATGTTGGCGTTCTTTTTGCGATTGATTGCGTCAGCCAACTCCAAGGCACGTCGAAACGATTGCTCTTCGATCTGGTCATAATCAACGCCAGGACGCGGCAGTTTCATCGCCTACTACCAGGTTTGGCGTTGAAACGCATAATGCCAACACGCCAATCGGTATTGTTGTTACCGTTAACGCGAACCTTCATCTGCCTACCCTGCAAACGCACTGACGTTGGATTGGCTAACGAATACGGACCATGCGTTGTTTCGGTGGCGGTAGGATATAAACGCGTTTTGAATGTTGCCGTTACATCGCCAAGCGTTAGGTCATCAGGTATCAGTTGATCCGCCACAAGCAAATTATCACCCATGCCAATTTGGTACGGTCCTGATTCAGCGTATGGCGTTTGCCCGTCATAGTTCCAACCGGCCTCATGTTCGTAAACATAACCATCGGATGAGCACATCAATGGCGATGTAAACACACCTTGTCCGGTTCCAACAGTACGCGCCAACGTGCCAATTGTCCAATGGTTTTCTCGGTAATTCCACACGACATAACTGTCGATTTCGTTTGACTCAGATGACGGATAAAACCAAATGATTTCTGCAAACTTTGAATTGTGAATTGCGTTGACTTTGCTGATTTGTGTGCGGTTAATGTCACGAAACACAAAGTCAGACACATCGGATTGAAGCGGTTTGACGTAACCGTCATAAAGCCAAAACCCTGATGATCCCATCCAAACGGCGAATGTGTCGGCAGCGGCAACGCTCAACACGCCCACAGCGCCACACCCTGTCCCTACTTTCTCAAACCCATAAACGTATGGCGGACCTTGGTACTGCGCTAAGTGGGCGTCCACGTCCGTCAGGATTAAAACGCCACCCCTAACGCGCCTGGCGCAAATGATCGAGCCTGGCGTTGAAAGGATAAAGTCACCCGCTTGGTTTGTTGCTGCTGGCGTCCAAACCGTGTTGTCTTCTTGGTCCGACCATTGCACTTTGCGCGGATCGCCGCCAGCGCCAAGCGCAAACAGAAAACGTTCTTCCGAAACAATCAAGCCCTTGCAACTCGTTGGCGCGTTCGTAATGGCAACGGCTTTTGTTGGCGTGGCAAAGTCTAACTGCCACTCGTAAAGCTTGCCATCGTAATCGGAACACGCCACAAGATATTGGCCCCAGTTATCCATCGACCAGGTGGTGGCTGGCAATACGCCGCTATTGCTTGCCGGAATGCGTGCAACGCCATAGGCTTGTTCGCCATAATCTTGATTGCCGTAACCCGTCGAACCTAAAGCGTCGGTGCGCCCTGTGCTAAAACTTGTTGGCGTAATGTCAGCCTGATCGCCATCGCCTTGATAGGCATAAAGTTTTGACGCGGTACCAACAGCAAGCCATATATTGGCCGAGTTATCGCGCCAAGCATACATGCCTCGCGGTACACCTGATGTTTGGTTGTTTGACCATTTGCGCCATCCACCCATCGGGCGAAGCGTTCCTTCAAACCAGCGTACAAGATTGGCGTCATACCACCTACCTTGCGATTGGTATTCGGTTCCGTTTCGGTAGATTCCCGGCGGCAGTTTGATGGGGACAAGTGGCATGATTAGTTGCTCATGTAGAGGGCCATTTCATCTCGGCGGCGTTTGACCAGGCCCGGCAACTCTTTCCCGCCAGCTTTTGTCCACATTCTAAACGCAAGTGCTGCGCCCGTATAGTCACCGCGATTATGGCGCATCCTTAATGTGCTGCGCTGCAAGTTGCCTAACCCAACATTAAACGAAAAGCTGACGAGTGCATCAAGGCGAGACTGAGTAAGACCAGCAGGACATAGTCGTGATACGCCAGCCTCAAAGCGTTGTAAGTCCTTTGTAAGTATCTCGTCAATTTCCGCCATAGATAAAGTGCGATCCCATCCGTATGGAATAGGTAAATATTTGCGCTCTTCGATCTTGATGTTGATATGCGCTGGTTCAATGACATGGCCCACACCCACGGTCCAAAGCAATGCCGGGCAGCGATAAGGCCGCGCACGCACACCTTCGTGATGCTTGATCATTTGGAGGGCAAGCGGGCTTATCATTTTGCAAATGCTCGTGACCCAAAGTGAAAGGCCACAATCGCGGCCCATATTTGCTGCGTATCGTCATCCCATAGCTGATCAAGCATCAAATCGAATGGCACATTTGTTGTCCATGCGTACCAAAACCCGCCAATCTCAACGAATACAAGCAACATGAACATGCCATAGGTCAACACGGGACGCACTAACGCTCTGGCGTTTTTCACCCACTGGCTTGTTCCTTCGCCAATCGCAATGTCATGAGCGTAAAGCGCTTTCATCTCTTCGGCTTGCGTTTGCATCGCAACTTGCTCGGTGTGAATCTCTTCGATGCGTTGCTGCGCAAGCAATCCCATGGCCGCTAACTCACGCTCACGTTCATTTTGCATACGGGCAAGTTCCAGCTCGTGCGCCTTGTCCTTGGAGTCCTGCCAAAGATCAAGCAACTTAGGCACGCCCCCGGCTAAGAATGACAGGAGCGTTGACAAGAGCGTCATCATGCTATTTCAGCTTGAACGCCAAGTTGATCAGCAAAAGTATGCTGGTTCCCGCTGTAGTCATCAGAATCATCTCCAAGCGCTTTAGCCTGGCGTTTATCTGCGCATACCGCTCATCGCATACGGCTTCGTGAACCTCAATGCGCTTTAACGCCTCTGAATCACCGGATGTCATAATGCACCTTACTCAGCCTGCTGCGCTGCCAACTGCGCTGCTTCATAAGCCGCCACAACCTCTGGTGTCCACGCTGCTTGAGCAATCGCTACCACCTTCTCTGGCTGGCCTGTGAGGTCTTGCCCCGGCGTTAGGGATGAGCGGTGGTAGGTCTT